TTTCTTCCTTCTGTTCCTCAAGTCCTAAGAATGTTGTAGTACTTTCTGTATCAATTTCTAACATTTCGTTATTGAACTTACAGTTTTCAAATACCACTCCGTCTTTACCAATTCTCGACTTTGTGATAGCAATAGTTGCAAGATTTAATTCTTTTTGTTGTAGCGACTTAGCCACCGTGATGATAACGTGTCCTACCTGAGCCTTCTTAATAGAACCACCCATTTGGTCAGTTGTTACCACATCAGATGAAATAGAACTTCTATTACCCTGTGTTGCCGTCCAACCAGCAATATCTAATTCATGACACATTGATTCAAACGCTCTCATCACTGAACCCTCAGATTTCCATTCATCGTCCATCATCTTTTCAGGTGTTACACAATCAATATAATCCAAAATAACAACATCAATCTTTGTCCCATCAGCAATCAACTTTCTAATCTGATTTTTAATCTGATTCATAGTTAATGTGTCTGAAGGTAACTTTTTCATAATCAACTTGTTTGGCATTGTTTCCTTAATCTCTGCGATTTTAGCCATAACTTTTTCTTTATGATTACCAAGTTCGTCAGGTGCTATACCCGTCCAACATGTAAAATGTTTTCTCTGAATGATTTTATAGTTATCCTCAAAGAAAATTTGTAATACATTAAAACCTAAATTAAAAGCGTGATTAGCAATCTTTGTTGTCAGTGTTGACTTACCAACACCAGTGGGTGCTAATATAACACCAATTTCTCCTTTCGCCAAACCACCTTTCAAAAGATTATCAATACCCGGTATTCCCATAGGGATTGGATGTCTATAATCATCCGCTAATACTTCATCTAAGTCTTGAAACACATCTCCCGTTCCTCTATCCACGTTTCCAACCTGTAAAGCTCCTCTAACCATTTCTTCCAAAGTGTCGTAGTTTTCAAACTCACCGTGGTCAATGATTTTCTTAGCCTTATCCATAACTTTTTGAAGTTCTTGTTGTTTACAAAACTTCAATGCTTTTTCCTGTACAAACTGAGTGCCCTCTTCGGTAACATTTTGTATATCAGAAATAGTGTCAAGAGTTATCTTTAATAATAACTCCTGACTAATTTCACTCTTAGCTTTTTGTTGAATTGTCTCAAAACTAGGACTGTGTTCAAACTTTGAATAGTATTCTTTTACCATCTGAACAAATAATCTGAAGTATTTGTTTTCAAAATAAGTAGATTCCATCACCTCAATAATTGAGTGTGAAAAATCCTTATCAAGTATTATTTGGTTAAGAAGTTGTAATTGGAAGGTCTCTCCCAAATAGTCAAAATTTTTGTCAGCCATATTATGTTTGTTTTTAGAATAAATATCAACGAGCCAGCTGATAACCCATGTATTCGTGTGTTAAATTTCTTGCTGACAACACGTCAGTAAGACCAAAAAGGATACCTTTTAGGAACGGGCGTATGTCTACGGTGTATCTTATCTTCGGTGGATAAAGTTTTGCATCAAATGTATAATGACACATTGTCGTATCACCATTTTTGATATAGATGTTAAACGACTCAGGCCCATCAGTGAATGATGTGTTCAATACCTCAGGGTCTTCACTAATCTGATATTGATTGTCCAACATGTAGTTTACAGTTTTCATTTTGAAATTTTCTTTCAACTCTGAAATGAAACCATCCATAATGTCAATCAACTCAGCCGAGTTATGAGCCTTTGGGTTATAACCCTTAACGTTAAAAAAACGTTGTACGATAAAATTGTTGTTTACCGTCATCAAGAATTCCAGTTTGGTAATGTCTTGTTCTTTCATAATTTATTTTTTGTTTGTTTTTGTTTTTTCTTTTCTTGTTAATTTCATAAATGGTTGGATGAAATATGTCCAAGCATCGTCCCCTTTTGGTAGGTATTTGAACAACCCGTCCTCAACCATATACTTAATTAAGTTCTTGTAACTTCTACCCTCAATATCTAATTTTTCTGTAACTATTGATAGTATCTCTTCTTTGTCATCATCCCTCAATAAAGGATTAGATAAGTCAACAATCTGTTCATTAACTTGGAAAAATTCTTTTTCAAAGATACCTGATTTTGTTTTACCAGTTAAAAGGTTTTTTAGAGTTTGATTGTCTTTTTGTTCTTTTAACAAATCTTCCGCTCTTGTTAAAATATCGTTATAAGAAACTTCTTTTTCAAGTATCTCAGGAAAAAATTTAACTAAAGTTTTTTCACCCAAAAGATAGATACCTTCAATATTATCTGATTTATCACCAGTTAATATCTTTAATGTCTTCACGTTATAGTGTGGGAACTCAAAGTCATCAAATTTAATCTTATCCCCGTGTTTAAACGTAGCTTTAACTGATGGTGAGTATATGGACACCTTTTCGGAAATAAGTTGTGTTAAGTCTCTATCTGATGAAAAAATTAATTTGTCTTCATTTTCAGATATTTGACAATAATAAGCAATTAAATCATCTGCCTCTCTTCCACTAATTTCTAATTGTCTTATATAGACCTCTTCCAAATATTGTTTGATACGATTTTTTTGTTTTAGGTAGGACATAAAGATAGCATCCTCCATAACCAATCGTCGGTTTTGTTTGTATTTGGGGTAAAGAATTCCACGTAAACTCGTGGAATCTTCACCATCCCAAAGTACTACCACCTTGTCAAAGTTTTGTTCGTTTATGAATTTACGAAGTGTATTCATAAAATGATACAATGCTCCAATGTGTTCTCCATTGTGGAAGTAGTCCTTCACACCATGAAACCCAATTTTCATCAGATTGTTTCCGTCAACAAGTAGTGTTTTTTTCACGAACTAAAATTAAAATGGTTCGTTTTCGTTTGCAAAAGTTTCTTCAGATTCATCAAGAGTAATTTCTCCAGTACCTGAAAGAATTGCGTTCCAATACTGTGAATATTCTTTTTTGTATTTTTCAAGAGCATCTTTATCGTCAACAATATATCCTTGTGGTGTTGCAATAATCTTACCATCTTTATATCCTAATCCATTAATATGGTTTTTTAGGACAGATATTTTTGTTCTGATGGCGTAAGATACCGTTCTACCATTTTTAGTTGCGGTAATGTGATTGATGCCAGCGTTTTTCTGATTACCAAACAAGAATACAAGAGCAGACGCTAACCAAAGAGCCTCACCACCTTTTGCCTTGATTGTTGGTTGTCCAAATGGATTGTCAGGTAATTCAACCCAAGGTTGATTAACTACCACCATTGTATTTGTGTATGGATAATCTTCCTTACGAGATTTAGTAATACGAGCTTGAATACCCATACCAATCTTATCTGCTAATACAGATGCATTATGTTGTTTTCCACCCTTACCGTCAAATGTCATCTTACAAGGAACCGAACCGACTGAATCCCAAAGGAAACAAAGAGAATAAGGAATATTACCTTTTTCTTGTTCGTCTAATAGTTCGTTAATGTAATCGGTAACTTGTTCAATATAGTCAAAATTATCGTTAAAGATAAACTGACCATCCCATTCACCGTCAACCATTTCAGCATTAAGACCAAGTTCTACTGCGTGGTTCCAGCTCCATTTTTTCTCGGTGATAACAAAAACAGGCAAATGCCCCTTCTGCTGAGCAGACACAGCGGCCTTGACAAGCGCAGTCGTTTTTGAAGAGTTCGAGTGACCCAAGAACATGTTGATGTTACCCAAAGCAGGACCAGGTAAACCGCAACTATTATGGAAAGCTTCACCGACTTCATAAAACTCGGTTTCTTTATATTTTGTTTTTGTGGAATATTTGTCTTTGATTGCATCTAATGAAAATTCTTTTTTCTTTATTGCCATAAATGTCTATGATTTAGTTTGTTTGTAGTTTAAAAATAGCAAAGGTTGGACACTTTGTGTATATTAGTGTCCAACCTTTTATAAATTAGAATGGTAAATCACCATCCGGCTCAGACTCAGCCTGTGGGTCAACATATGAACCACCGATAGTACCTTCGTCAGATGAACTATCACCATAAACGTATTTACCTAAATCAGATGACCATCTTGGAGTTTCTCCACGAGCAATTGCTTCCAAATACTCAACAGGTTTTTTAGAGTAAACATCCGCCCAAGTAAGTGGGTCTTCAGTCCAAGCTTTAGCCGTCTCAGCATCTGTATGAACAGGTGATGGGTCGTCATGCATAACAGTCTGAATAACTGTATAAGTTGCACCTTTAGGAGTTTTTGCTTTAGCCAACTCAATGATTAAATCACGTCCATTAACAGGGTCAGTGATATCACCTTTAGCCTTCCAAATTGGAATGATTTTGTCAAGGATACCTTCGTTCTTGTAGTTATGTTTAAAACGCCAGAACTTAACTCCGTCCGCCTCGTTATCACGGTCAACCACTTTAACGATATAGAATTTACGTGGCTTATATGCCTTTGCAAGTTCTTTATCCGATTCTTTACCTGTCGACATTAATTCATCATGAATTTCAGTCAAAGGTGAACGCTCGTTGTCGTTTTTTCCTGGGTCATAGATTTTATTCCATTTACCCTCAACTTGTACTTCGTGGTACCATACTTCTTTGAAGGGTGATGACCCGTCAGGTGTAGGTAGAATACGAAGACGTTTTTGTCCTGAGTTCTCATTTTGCGTCAAGATTGCCGCAAAATATTTTTTCATTCTGTCTTCTTGAGACATTTTGTTTGCAGAGTTACCTCCGCTTTTCGCTTTTTCGTACTGAGCGAGTACAGCATCTAAAGAATTTGTCGCCATTTTGTTTGTATAATTTATTAGTTAATATTCAAGTATAAGTGTGTCAGCCGTGATAGTCAAACTTGAAATTTAGAATTTCAAAGGTTTGTATTGTGATTCTTCTCCGTAATCGTTGAAGGTTGTTTTAATTTCTGAGGGGGTATAACTTTCAACGTCATCAGTAGTTAAAACATACTCATTTTTTCCCGATTTTTCCATGTCTTCTTCTTTATCAACGAAGAAATCTGACAATTTTTGATTAAACGGTCCTGAGTCTAAACTTCTTAATTCAAGTTTTTCTTGAGGAGTTTTTTCTCTATATTGTTCAATCTTTGATTCGATATCATTTAATTTTGTAAAAATACTTCCCATATCATTTAATTTTGATTCTAAATTAGAAAGTTGATTAAATAGATTATTAAAATATTCTTCTTGTTTTGTTTCAATATTTTTTTGTGATTTTACTAAATCAGTAATTTCTAATTCTTCAGTACCTGTTTCCTCAGAACTTTCGTCCCCAACTTTTTCAACATCAGGGTCATTTGTAATATCAACAGGTTCCGCAGTCGGAGGTGTTGTTGATGCGGTATCCGTACCTGCATCAGGTGCTGGTGGTAAAGCTCCCGCATCAGGTGATGGAGGAGTTGCTAATGGGTCACCTTCTGCTGGTGCTGCAAATGGGTCAGTTGTGGCATCTTGCTCTGTGATATAATTATTAATTTTATTATATCTTCTTAACTCTTCAATAATTGTTTGTGAAATTGCCATTTTATCCATTTAATAATTGTTTGAAACCTTGTGTTGTTTCTACGTTTATTTTTTTATTAGTATAAAGAGTATTGTTAACTCTTTCAATTAATCCGTCTTTCATTCTGATTGTGTAACAATCTCCTGTATCTAAATCACATACTTCTTTGAAACCATTACCTTTATCTGTTTCAGTAATTCTTGTACTTTTTCCAAGATATCTGTCTAAAATTTCTTTAGTGCCCATAATTGTTTTTTATTATAAATATATCTCTATTATAAAGAGTTTAATTTTGTCTCAAAATACTTTTTAATAATATTTTGTAACTTTTTTAAGTCATTAGCGTTACTAGTTTTAAAAGTATCATAATCGATATTTGTTGTGTACGGATAGTATTTTAAATAACATTTCGCAAATTCTTCAGCATATTTTTCAGAATTTACAAAATTAACAACATCTCTTTTAAAGATTGAACCAAACCTAGCATCTAATAATTTTATACTGTTTTCGAAATTTTCAAAAACAAAATATCCCTGACTAACATTTTTAATTTTTAAACAAATATATTGTTTATCAACAATAAATTGTTTATTTGTACCTCCAATAATATCTGTAGTCGCGGGTATATTTCCTAAATTATAATTATAACTTGTTAATCCACTATCATTATTATTACCATTTTCTAAAAGTATTAAAGTATAAATTAATTTTTTTCTTTCTAAGTCACCAATTAAGTTAGATATTATAATTTTAATTTCAGAATAAGTCGGGGTTTGTGTTGTTGTGGTAGTAATCGCAAAATCAGAAAGTGTTGCGGAAGTAAGTACACAATTTGAAGTTGACGGATTAGGTTGATTGTTGATATTATCAATAACAATTGCTGAAATTTCACTTTGTGTTCTATTAGGTAATGGAGTTATTGTATTTTGAGATGTTTTACTTTGAGCTATTATATTTTGTAAAAGTTCTCGTTTAATAGTTTGTAACAGTTGGTCGACTGTTGGTAACGTAAAGACACTCATTCTTGTTCCAGTAAAACTTGTATCAAAATTACCAACACCTATAGTATGTGAAACACTTGTAATTAAATACGTCCCACCAAATAAAGGCATATTTCTTAGAATAAAATACATCATAGGTTGTATCATAACATTACCAAATGTATTAACTGACGCTTCATAACTTCTTAATTTAAACAAATTATATAATGAAACGTTTTGAGTCGATGTTTTTACCCCATTTTGTAAATTAGCAATATCATATTCAGCTCTTAAAGATTCACTTGTTGGTTTACCCAAATCTTGCGAAACAGTAATATTTTTAAAAACACTCTGATTTTGAAGTCCAAAATCAACCGCAAACCCGACTACTTTATTTGATAATCCGTAATCATTTTTATCGGTTAATTTGTCAACCAATGGTTGTTGAGCTGCTCGTTTTAAATCAAATCCATCATCATTATATCCGTTTGCAATATCAGGATTTGGTAATTGTTTAGATGATTGGTCAACATACATACATACAAATTTTGTTTTTGTTGACTGATAATCAACAGTATTAAAAGTCCCAAATAAAGAATCCGCAAAACTAGTTGCTCCAGGTGTTTGTGGTTGAGCATCTAAACTTGGACTGTTAACACCGTAAAAATTAATATATCCGGGAATTACGAATGGTTGAAAGTGGTGGTCTAAAACTATTGATTCGATTATAGAATATAAGTTACTATTAACTGACTTTAAATAATCTTTAACTTTAAAAACATCAACATAAATTTTATCACCTATATTTCTGTTAGCCCTATCAACAAATAAAAAATCTTCAAATAAAGTGTCAGAGTTGTAGTTAGTACCTGCCACCCATGTATCATTAACTGATTTAAACTTTTCATATTTTTCAACTCTTGGTTGTAAACCATCTGTAGGTGCCATTTCAGAACCGTACGCATTTATTTTTGGGGAAACTGATAACCCTTTTGATAACTCAATAAAAGTTGAATTGAATAATTTTGATAGTTCACTATTAAAGGTTGTTAGAATTGAATCTATATTTGATTTAAATGTATCACTATTAAAAATTCCATTTTTATATTGTTGTAATTTTTTAGTTGCAAAAACTTTAATTACATTTTGATAATAAATAATGTTAGTCGTTGTAAACTCAACATTCATTGTTGGAAAAAAATCAGTTATAAATGAACCATTATCACTATAAACTAATTCAGGTATAGTTGAAAACCCAACATACAATTCTAAAGCTTTCCAAGCTTCGGGATATAACAATTGTGAATTAGATAATGTTGTAGTCCCTCCTGAAGTTGGTAATGAGTTATTAATGTAACCACCAGGTGGTGTAGTATTTAATAATGGATTTGAGGATACACTACTAAAAATTCTTTTGTCATATTTTTTAGGGTTACCAATTGAAATTAATTTATTATAACTAATGTGTGTGTTTAAAACATCAGTAAGGGTATACATTTGAGCAAATTGTATAGATAACATATCAGTGATTGTTATGTTTTCAGGTAAATAATTTGTACTTAAAATACCTTTTAATACATTGTGAAATTTTTCTTTTTGAGTGTTTTTTTGAATTGATTTTGTATAATTTAAAAATATGTTTTCCAAACTATCTAACTCATCTTTTGAAAAAATTGAAAATATCTCCTCAATTGAATCGTACTCATCCTCCGCGAATAATTCAAATGACGATTGTGTATCAGTTCCACCCGTGTATATTTTTTTCAAATATTTGTCAGGAGGATTAATTGTAAATTGTGTGGTATCAAAATAACCATAATTAGGCCCTCCCCATAATAATCTAACGCTACCATTATACATACTTGGGTTATCAACTAATGAAGTTCTTGTAAAACCGCTTCCTGAAGAATAATTTATAATTTCAGCAATTAATTGATTATTTGTTGATGAGGGCATTGTGTCGTATAAACCAAACGACGGTGTAATCACATACTTGTCATTTTGAATATCTTTAACTAAGACACTAATAGTATTTATTCTAACACTTTTTGTATTACCCGGTGTTGTAATAATATCAGACCCTATCGTTGTTCCTGAACCATCTAAAATCCAAATATTACCTGATGTAATACCATCATTAATCTTATTTTGAATATTAATTGTAGTATCTGTTGATGAAAATAAATTAACACCATTAACCAAATAATAAAAATCATTTATTAATTTTGGATAAAACCCTAAAGTAAATCCTTGTGAAGAGAGAACATCTTGTTGTAAAACAATCGTGTTATTTTGGATGATATATGGTGTATTTACCTGTCCATTAACAGGGTCATAGTTATTAGCATAATCAAAGTTATTCCAAATATTTGACAAAATATCAACACCATTTTCTTTCCAATTTTTATATCTATACCATATAGAACCAAGTTTTGCAATCCACGGAAGTGGTA